ACGCTCAAAAAGGGAAGTCTTATCCGGAGGGTCACTGGGGTAAGTGGCATGGCGTCACCTGCTCCGACATCGACTGTGACCTGCCCGCAAAGTGTAAGGGGCTGTGTCCTTCGCACTACAACAAGCAACGATGGGCCTCTGGGACTAGGTCACCGTCGACCAACTCAGAGTCTCGCCGAGCGGCCCATCTTCGTCACCGCTACGGGATCGAAGTGTCCGACTACGATCGGATGCTCGCAGAGCAGGGAGGGCGATGCGCCGTCTGTAGAGAACTCCCGACCCGGGTCAACACCCGCGCTCATTGGGCTGAGAAGCTCTGCGTCGATCACTGCCACGACACCGGACGTGTGCGGGGATTGCTCTGCAATGACTGCAACCTCGCAGTTGGGTACGGGAAGACTGAGAGCGTTCTCCGAGCGGCGGCTGACTACCTACGCGATCGAGACTGACGAAGTAGTCGAGGTAACCCCCTGCGGTGTTGAGGACGTATACGACGTCCAGATCGACCGAACAGAGAACTTCATCGCCGGGGGGCTGGTAAGCCATAACACCCGATGGGACGAGGACGATCTCTCCGGCTGGCTCCAGTCGGAGCAGCCGGGACGTTGGCGGGTGATCTCTATTCCGGCCATCGCGGAGGATGAGAACGATCTCCTGGGGAGGGCCGTCGGCCAGCCGATGATCTCCGCCCGAGGTGACCGTGACTGGGACGCGATCCGGAAGGACGTCGGGGAGTACGTCTGGGCCGCCCTCTACCAGCAGCGTCCCGCACCGGCTGCGGGTGGCGTGTTCAAGAAGACCTGGTGGAAGGAGTACGACTCGCCACGATGGGTCGAACTCCCCAGCGGAATCTGTGTCGTTCCCGGGGCCGACGAGATCGTCTGTTCCTGGGACATGTCCTTCAAGGACGAGAGCGATTCCGACTACGTCTGCGGTCAGGTCTGGGCCCGGTACGGGCTCCAGGTCTACCTCCTCGACCAGGTCCACGACCGGATGGACTTCGTCACCACCCGGCAGGCCGTCCGCCAGCTGGCGGCCAAGTGGCCGGAGGCCACGGCCAAGTTCGTCGAGGACAAGGCGAACGGGACGGCCGTGATCAACTCGTTGTCGCTGACGGTGTCCGGGCTGATCCCCATCGAGCCGGACGGGAACAAGCTCTCCCGGGCTCGGGCGGTATCCCCGTTCGTCGAGGCCGGGCAGGTCTACCTGCCGTCCCCTGAACTCCGGCCCTGGGTCGGGGGGTTCATCGACGAGCACTCGCTGTTCCCGAACGCCGTCAACGATGACCGGGTGGACGCCATGTCACAGGCCCTGAACCGGCTGTTGCTGAACCCGATCCTGAACAACGAGATCATGGGCTCCGAGGACTTCGACGACTTCGTCGAACGCCAGATCAGCCCTTACTAGGAACCGGAGGCAGTCGTGGGAGTGATCGGCTCGCTTCAGGAGACCTGGAGCAGGGTGACCCGGAGGTCGGAGACCGACCGGGCTCTGTCACAGGAACTCGACAATGTCCGATTCCAGTCGGAGAACCTGTCGGAGTCGCTCCAGCTCCTCGAACAGCAGATCAACGAACCCGGCTGGCAGCGGCTCACCGCCGAGGGCGACCGCGAGTTCACCCGGGACGGCCACCGGCAGATCACCGCCGTATGCCGGATCATGGCCCTCAAGAATCCGCTGATCAAGCGAGGCCTGTCCCTCCGGCAGTCCTACATCTGGGGTCAGGGCGTGGAGATCACTGCCCGGGACCCGAAGATCAATGATGTCGTTCAGAGGTTCCTCGACGACAACATCCCGACGTTCTCCGGGCCTGCCGCCCGGGAGGAACTCAGCAACGCCTCCAGCACTGACGGGAATGTGTTCCTGGCCCTGTTCACCCAACCCGTCGCCGGTAGGGTTCGCGTCAGGTCGATTCCCTGGGACGAGATCACTCATGTCGTCTCCAATCCCGAGGACAAGCAAGAGGTCTGGTACTACCGGCGTGAGTGGTGGTATGAGGCCGTCGACCCGAGGTCCGGCGGGATCATCACCGCTCGGAAGTCCTGCTATTACCCGGCTCTCGGATATCAGCCCAGGGTTCGTCCGCCCCGGCTGAACTTCTCGATCTATGGCGATAGCGGTGATGTCTCGATCCGCTGGGACGCCCCGGTCTACCACGTCAAGGTCAACCGTCAGCTCCACTGCGAGTGGGGCGTTCCGGACGTCTACGCCGCGATCGACTGGGCCCTGGCCTACAAGGATTTCCTGACCGACTGGGCAACCCTGATGAAGAGCCTCAGCCGGTTCGCCTGGCGGCTGACCGCCCCGGGCAGCAAACAGGCTCAGGCCCGCGCCAAGATGTCGGCGGCCCCGGGCATCGACCCTGTCACAGGGGAGTACCGGCACGTCGGGGCCACGGCCCTGCAATCCCCCGGGCAAATGCTGGAGGCCATCCCGAAATCCGGCGCACAGATCGACGCCGAGTCCGGCAGGCCGCTGGCCGCGATGGTCGCAGCCGCCCTCGACCTCCCCGTGACCATGCTCCTCGGAGACCCCGGAGTCACGGGAGCCCGCGCTACGGCCGAGACGCTGGACACTCCGACGGAACGGGCGATGGACGCTCGTCGGGGCGTCTGGGGTGAGGCGATCAACGCCATCCTCCAGTACGTGATCATGGAGTCGGTCCGGGCCCCCGAGGGCATTCTCCACGGGAAGATCACCCGGGACGAGTACGACGCCGAGCAGATCAAGCTCTGGGGCAAGCGCGACACCACTATCGACATCTCGTGGCCCGACCTCGACGAGGTCGACGTCGAGAAGATCGTCAAGTCCATTGTCGAGGCCGACGGGACCGGGCACCTTCCGCCCCTGGTGGTCGCCCGGCTGCTCCTGGAGGCCCTCGGCGTCTCCGACGTCGACCAGATCCTGGAGAAGCTGACCGGGCCCGACGGTGAGTTCCTGTCACCGGGGATCGATGCGGGCCAGGCGGCCGTCTCGGCGTTCCGCCGGGGCCAGGACCCTGGGAACCTTCTCAACGGTGAGCCCGTGGACCCGGCCGCTGAACCGGCTCCTGCCTGATGGCCGTCCGGCGCGAGGCCCTGACCCTCGCCCGGAAGTCCCGTGACGAGGTCGACGAGGCACTCGCCCAGGCGACCCGGGCCCTTACGATCGCCTGGGCAAAATCCTGGGACGACCTGGAGGCTGATTTCAGCCGGGCTTTCGGAGATCTTGTCTCAAACGGCCCAGGAGACCGGGGTCTGTCCCGGGTAAGGGTTCGTCAGGATGAACGTCTCCAGTACGCCATGGGCCGCGTGAGCCGCTCCCTGGGAGATCTGATGACGACCGCCCGGACCGAGACCGGAAACGTGGTCAAGATCGCGGTGACCGTCGGGGACCGGGTCCAGCGGGACATCATCGCCGCCCAGCTCCCGCCAGATCACCGGGGCCTCGTCACAGAGTCCCGGGCCGGGGACCTGGCGGCTCTGGTCACCAGAGCCTCCCGCCGGGTGGCCGTCCTGACCCGGAACCTCCCGAATGTGATCGACAGGAGGATGCGAGAGGCCATTGCGCGGGTGGCCATGGCCAGGTTGAAGCCGGACGCCTCCCAGGCGTTGCTCCGGCAGGCCGAGGCCTCGTTCAACACCGGGCTCACCCACGCGCTGATGATCGCCCGCACCGAGGCCCTGGACGCTCACCGGCAGGCCGCCGCCCTCAGTCAGGCCCGGCAGGCCGAGGTTCTCAACGGCTGGATCTGGCTGGCCAGGCTCGACCGCTGGACCTGCCCCGCCTGTTTCGTCATGCACGGATCGACTCACGCGCTCGACGAGATGGGCCCGGACGGACATCAAAACTGTCTAATCGCCGGGGCTCTGATCGAGGGACCCCGAGCGCAGGCGTCCACGGCGCGATGGTTTAGCGGAGAGGTCATCGACTTCGAGACGGTCGAAGGGAACCACCTCACCGTCACCCCAAATCACCCGGTATTGACCTCGGAGGGATGGGTTGCTGCCGGTCAGCTCCAAAAAGGCCACTACGTGATCAGCCGCAGCGGGGGACAAGGGCCATCGCTCAGCGGACACCCAGATGATCATCAGGTTCCAGCCCTGATCGAGGATGTAGTGAAATCTCTCGGTGGCTCGGGCTCTGTGGAGTCCGTAAGCGTGCCAACCGCCCCCGAAGACTTCCACGGCGACGGTTCCAGCAGTGAGGTCCACGTTGTACGGACCGATGGCCTTTTGGGGGATCGATTCAACGCCCCTGTCGAGCAGGAGCTTGGCCAGCAGGATTTCGGATTCCGAAGTCACGATCTTGTTGGTCTCGCGAGTAGCGGCCATTCTGATCTTGGCTATCTGGGCCTTAGGCACTCCGCGAACTGCCGCATGAGCAGCAGCAGAGTTCCGGCTGTTCTCCTCGGGGGTTCGCCGGGACATGGAGAGCCTGTTAGCGGAGGTCTGGTCCCTGAGCTGAACCCCGGCTCTAGCCAACCGCGAGGAGACCGTTCCTCGGGAGATCCCAAGGCTTTTGGCGAGAGCGTTGACGGACTCTCCGGATTCGTATCGTCCAATGATCTCTTGGACGCTTACGACGTCCCGAGCCGAGACGATCTCAAGCCCTTTGCCGGAGATGTGATCCCGGACCTGGTCGTCCGTGTTGCTCGGAGGTCCTTCGAGGGGCATGTGTACAACCTTCAGACGGCTACGGGATGGTACCTGGCCAACCAAATTGTAGTACACAACTGCCGGTGTCAGCGGGTGCCCAAGGCCAAGAGCTGGAAGGAACTCGGGATCAATCTGACCGAGCCCGTGGACCTGATCCCGGACGGAAGGACGATCTTCCAATCCCTGCCCCGGAGTCAGCAGCTCTCGATCCTCGGGCCTTCCCGGCTCGACCTCCTCGACCGTGGCGAGATCGAGTGGGGCGATCTCGCCACCCAACGCCAGAATCCCGGCTGGAGAAGGTCCTACGTGCCTACCCCGGTCAATCAGTTGATCGAAGGATGACCATGTTGGAACTCTTCGCGTTCCTCTGTTTCCTCGTCGCGGCCATCTGGTCGGGCGTCACCAAGTCGTGGACCCTCGCACTCGTCGCGGCCGGGCTGGCTCTGTGGGTGCTGGCCGGTGGTGAGTTCCTCGACATCAACACGGGCAAATGACGATCCAATGGCGTATCGCTCCGATGCTCCCTTCTCTACCGACCCGGGGGAGGTCGGTGGATCTCGTTTGCCGGGGGCTGGCCTCCTGCCCCAGTTACGGCAAGCGATTCCACGTGACCCTCCAGTACGCCGCTCCAGGTGTGCTCGCCCGACCCAATTTCGTCTGCGCCGACTGCCTCATGGAGCTGGCCCTAGTCACAGAGGAGGAGATCCATGGCTGACACCGCTACCAAGAGCAAGTCGGCCGGGGGAGGCGGCACCACGCCCCCGATGAAGATGGACAATATCAACGATCTTCGCAAGATGATCGCAATGATCAAGACCGGTACCGGTGATCAGGCCGATGCCAAGGCCAAGGTGATCGCTGCGGCCAAGAAGCTCAAGGCCGACAACCTCGTCCCGAAGGACTGGACCACCGGCGACGGCAA